CCGATAACCAACCCTGGCAGTGTACCAAGTTATCGAGGTTTTATAAAATTTTAGTGTTTCCTATGTTTTTGGGGAGCGTGATTGCGACGTTTCCAATATATATATCTCATCACTCTCAATGTTGTGATGACAATGAAACAAGTTAATTTTATCATTTTTAGTTTTATCTTCATTTCTTTTTAAGTGGGGGGAGGCGCCTTGGTGGTTGTTTCTGTTTATTAGCAATCATTTTATTGGCAATGCCTAGCATTGCGGCGACCTCGGGTTGTCCAACGGCGGCAGCAGTTTTGGACGCAATGTCTAAAACTGCTGGTCCATATTTGCGACTACAGATGCTACCCGACGAGCAGCAGCTTGTGCCATTCTCCAGAATTCGCCAGCAGAATTAAACCCCACAGGCACAGCATACGGAAGTTGTGAAATGATTGCATGATAGGCTGCAATCGCGAGTGGATCATAAGCTGGAGAAAATGTTGCCAAACCACATTCAAAGAGATGTGTTGGTACTGGAAAATATTCTACGGTAATTTTTACTGTGACCTGTAATGTCGTCTCTGCGGCCATTCCAGCGCAAACTATGCGGAAAGGCTGAAACCCTGAGTCAGGGGCTGCTGTCCTACCAATGACATTAGACACTTGGAGAGGCAGAGAGGGATCCACTGTTGGTTGCCATGCGCTGGTTCTAGGGGCAGTAGGTTGGGCATACATAATCACTTGGGATTTGTTTTGAGACCCAACCATTCCACCAGTGGCGTGTGTGGTGCGCTGGCGCCGTGGTGGCTGGAATTCACACAGACGAGCTTGTGTGTATATCCCGTCAGCAAGTTTGCCAACATATGCACCAGGTAGTTGTGCAATCTGTTCAGTGGTTGAAGGAAGACATGGTTTTGTGAAGTTGGGTGCTGTAAAGAAGAGTGTGTCATTGATACTGACTTGGTAATTACAGTCTTCAACCTCACCATTTACATGCGTACAGTAGATAGTACCTTTCCTGTAGAGAGAAGGCGTAACATCGGTTATTTCGAGTCCCATAGAAACGATACGACTTGGGACATCCGGCGATTGCGTGGTGTCAAAACCACCAAGAGTGGTAGCTGTAGCGCCAATTATGGATCCAATGGTAGCAGAAGCATTGGCGCTCCGGTAGATGTGAATAGGATGCACCGGTATACCAGCATCAATCGCATCCGGAACGTGATCAACGCCCCATGGGCACCAATTACCGGCAACGCCGTGAAAACCAAAGAAGTCAATGTAGATGTTATCATCATCAGCATTGGCTCCAACTGTAAGGGCTTGATTAAACCGACGTGTAAAAGATTTGGACACAAGATGGTCTGGTGCACCCTCTATACTTCTTTCGAAGTCATGATAAGGGTCAACTGCAGAAACCAGCCAATCCTGTCCGTCTTTGGACATTCGTGAAGAAATTTGTTGTGGTAGTGAAATATTGCGAGACATGTTTTATAGTTTGCAGGATTTATTAATTTTTCTAGCTGTGGGGGAGACGTCACTAGGAACGGACTGTACATCCGGATGAAACTTAATAAGGGCTCCCGTGCAGTCTCTCGGCATTTATCTGTAGAACTTAGCACGGAAATATTGAGGAACAGAGTTCCACCGTTTTGGGAGCATTACACATCCGAACCCCCTCCCGAAAAGCCATACTCAGCGTAAGGGAATACACCTAGTATGGGTTCATTTCCCCACAATGGTGGCGGAAGTGACAAGAACCTCTCTTCTATTGCAATTTGGTGCTCGGGTAACACACCAGTAGCATTATAGAAGGATACCCGCGCCTCTTCGGTAATCTCAACTGCCTTCGGTGACAGATTATTCGTCCAATAATTCCACCACCCATACATGTCTTGTGCATTTAAATCAACACGATCATTAGAAAATGAAATCAAGTATTGGTTGAACGCTTGTAAAACAGGTATGCCCTTATGTAAGGATAAGCCAGCATCACCGATTGCCGCAAAGTATGGCAAATATGTTTCCTTTGTAATGTTTTTGGTTGTGAACGTATCCTTTGAAATACATTTAGGGAAACTACGCATCATAACGTACTGTTCCCCGTTGAAGACAGGATTCATCTGGCAAAATGAAATCCGTTCAAGAGTATTGACTGGCTCTTCAACTTTTAACACAAACCCGAGTTCACGACAGAACTCAGAAAAGGGCCTGAGTAGATGTAAATCCTCGGCCTCACAAATTACAAAAGAATCATCACCATTAACCATTAAAGAAGGCCATTTGGTGAATGGTTGATTAGAGATGAATGAAAACATCATTGAACATTGCAATATTGTGTTTCCACACCCAGTATTCATATCCCCTGAGCATCTGCCAACTGAAACA